CGCATGCAGTTGCCGGCGAAATCTAATAGCAAGCAGTCTTCTTTACCGTTGGCGATCCGCATCCCGCGGCCGACCATTTGGACGAACAGTCCAGGGCTTTTTGTCGGGCGCAGCATGCCGATCAGATCAACACCTGGCGCATCGAATCCTGTAGTGAGGACGTTCATGTTGGTGACGCATTGCAGCTTACCGCGGCGGAAGTCATCGATGATCCGCGCTCGCTCAACTGCCGGCGTGGCGCCGGTAATCGTCTCCGCGGTAATGCCACGTTCTCGAACAATGTCCCGCACCGCTTCAGCGTGGCTAACTCCAGCGCAGAAGATCAACCAGCTGCCGCGGTCTTTACCCTTTGCAACAATCTCATCGACCGCGCCTTGGGTTTTCTCGTCCACGTTCACCGCGGCTTCCAACTGCTTGAGGATGAAGTCACCGCCACTGGTGCCAACACCCGTTACATCAAGCGTTGTGTCGGTTGCCTTGCTGATGACTTCCGACAGATACCCATCCTCGATGCAGTCGAGGACGGGTAGCTCATAAGCGATATCATGGAACATCCGATCGTCGCCTTCGATCAGCGATCCACTGTCCAGTCGGAACGGTGTAGCCGTGAATCCGACAACCTTCAGCGCCGGGTTCAGCTGTTTCAGTTCAGCTATAAACGTGCCGTACATGGCCGTCCCGCGCCGCGGGATCAGATGGCACTCATCGATCAGCAATAGATCGCAGTGCCTGACTTCGTATGCCTTCTGATAGATCGACTGAATGCCGGCACACATGACTTGCGCTCCGATATCCTTTTGCCCCAGGCCGGCGCTGTATATCCCGGCCGGCGCTCCCGGCCAGTTACGTTTCAACGCGGCATGGTTTTGCTCGATCAACTCCTTAACGTGCGTGACCATCAGCACCCGCGTGTCGGACCAATGTTCGAGCGCCGATCGGATGAACTCCGCAATGACAACGGACTTACCCGTGCCGGTCGGCATCACCACAATTGGGTTTCTGTCCACTGTCTGGAGAAAATGATTATACAGCCCTTTGATCGCGTCTGTTTGGTATTCTCGTTGTTCAAACGCCACTATTTTACCCCCAGTTTTTGTGCAATTTTCAACCGAAACTCGGTCAGCGGATCGATCTCCTCCGCTATTTCTTCTCCTAACATAACCAGGCCGTTTCGCAGTATTTCCCTCACTACCGTTGCTTTTTTCAATCCCATCTCTGCCGATACGCGAGTTAACGCTTCATGCGTTTCGTGATTTATTCGCAATAAAATTTGGTCACGATATGTTTTTCGCTTTGCGCTTTTTATTAACGCTTTACGCAGTTCATTCTTGCTTTCTTGTGCCTCAATTTGACGCTCAATCTCGTCATCCTCGATGACTTGCTCGATATCGATTTCTTTACGCTGTTCCACTGTCCACCCACCTTTCCTTGGTTTTAAGTTCGTAAACGATGTTGATCCCCTCGATGTCCACTTGCTCACCTGGCACCAGTTCGGGGATATACCGGTGCAGCTTGCCGCCTTCGCAGCATGTGTCCGGCGTAATCTCGATCGGATCGCCCTCACGCGAACAAGTCCACGTGCCACCCTCAACTGGCGTAGAGTGTAGGCAAGTGCGGCAGTTCCTTTCGGGCCACTGGCCTTCATAACAAAAGCCTTGGAAGTCACACCAATTGCAGGGGCTTCCTTTGACCAGGCTGAACGGCCGATCGGGCGGGGCCGGCATTTCGACCAGGCGCTTTGCCTTCTTTAGGATACGCTCGCCGGCCAATTGATTCCGCTCCACGATCTCTGTATAGAGGTCGTCGTTATCTTTGTTCTTCGCCATATAAAGTGCGGCCGGCAAGTCGCCCAAGTGCATGTAGCTTTGCATCTGGTCGTAATGTTCCGGCTTGGACTGTTCCACACCTTCGCGCTGTAGTTTCCTAAAGCTCGCGGCGTTGTGCGTCTTGAATTCTACAAGGTGCCATTCGTTAGAAGGCAATGGCGGTCCCTTTACGATCCCATCCATCGAGCCACCAAAGTGTCCGGTTTCGTCGCGGACTTGCCACTGGCGACCGGTGTCAGGATCAAGATCGAGGACAGTGCAACCGATCCGGCGCAGATCGCTCACCATGCGCGGCTCTTCGAAGTCACCTGTTTTGAACAGTCGCAGCGTCCGGCCCTTAAACAAAACAACGGCGACATGGCGAAAACTCAACCATGTCTCCCGTTCGCATTTGCGGCCTATGCCAGAGGCGCCCATGTGTGAGCGGCCTCCAGCATATTGATCGGCCTCATACGCATCGAAGATCAAGTCTTCGATTGTTTTTTTAAACTCAGGCAGCGCGGTCAAGGCTCGCATCCTGATCATCGAGGTCAGCGCATAGATTTGCATAAGCTGCAAAATTGCGCGGGTCATTCAAAGGGTCTTCGCCATCAATGACCCGTTGGATGTTGTGCCGCCACTCGTTTTGAATGAACGTCCATTTGCTTTCCCGCATCAGGCAGCCCTCGACCAGGGTGCCTTCGGCTGTGCGGCCGCCACCTCAAGCGGGTCCACATCCACCGCGGCAGCTGGCGCAGCAGCAGCGGGCTCCGGTTGCGGTGCGACCGGCGGCGTAAAGGTTTGCCGTGCCGGTGCAGCGTTGAGCGGCATGTATTTGCTGACCTCATTAGGGAAATCGACGTTATTGGTCAGCTTAATACGCACCTTGAGCCGACCGCCCAGCATGTCGTTTGTGTCTTGACTACCGGGCTTGCCGATCGCGCCCAGTAAATCATGCAGCTGGCGCCGCCCAATTTGCTCGACCGTTGCCTTCTTCGGGCCGGTATTGATGATGTTCAATGAGTCGAACACCAATCGTCCGGCAAGCGCACCGGCCTCGATTTCGTAGCGGATAGCCACGCGCATACCGCCCTTGGCAGTGTCTTTCAGTTCGGCCTCTTTGATCACCACTGGATAGTCGCCGGCCGGGATCGGGGCGTAGTCGGGTTTCTCTTCGATCTCAACGTCGAACGCCTCTTGCGGGAGCATAGCCATCACGCGGCCTCCTTTTTGTTTGGTTGGAAAAACTCGATGTATTCGGCGATCGCCGTCCACTCCATTGGTAGCTCCAACGGCATGCCATAACGGTTTTTAGCCAGGGCGCTAGGACGTTCCTGGCAGTAGAGAACGCGGTCACCCTGGCCTATGGCGCGGACCTTCTTCTTATTAAAGCCTTGGTCGTTGCTGGTCGTCGCGACTTTGTAGTTTGCAAAACACACAACATCACTATGCTCTTGCACGATGGCATTAGCGGCTTTGTGCAGCTTGATATCATAGCGGTCGTAGGATTCCGTTTCCGGATTGTCGAATTTTTTGATCTGACTATGGGCGGTTTGCACAATTGTCATGCCACGATCGCGAAGGTATGTGATGGCGTCTATATATTCCCGCCAATATGAAAGCGCAGCGACATAGCCTTTGCCGTAACCAGGCGCCTCGATATCCGCCCAATCGTGATCCTTGCATGCTTGCGCCCAGATGAGCGGCTCAAGCCAGTCCAGACTGTCTACGACCAGCGTCTGGAACTTATGCTTTTCGGTTGCCAGCACCGTCAGCGCACCAAGCACATCGGCAAATGTCGCCATCTCATCCTTGGGGAACGAGTCAACTTTAATGGTGCCAAGGCCGTCTTCTGTGCAAATCACAACTGGATTTGGAAACGAACAAGCGAGGGTCGTCTTTCCGATCCCGCTTACGCCGTAGGTCACCAGGATTGGTGACCGTGGTTGCCCCGACTTGCGGAGCGAATCTAAAGATATAGCCATTTGGTATCTCCTTTAATTGACATTCTCACAATCTCACTATGCGAATTATCCTCTTGACTTGTTATATTGTCAACGAAATAATGCTGGATAATGTGAAAATGTCAATTAAGGTGGACAAAGTGACAATGGATGAGGGTAATACGGTGAACGAAGACTGGTTTAAAAGCCAACTAGCAGCGCGAGGATCAAGCCAGGCCGACCTGGCAAGGTTTCTTGGCCGCGATCCATCGGCGGTCTCGCTTATGCTGAAAGGCAAGCGGCGTTTTCAGATGAAAGACGCCGAGAACATTGCGAGTTATCTACAGGCTCCGGTCGAAGAAGTTTTAAAAGCCGCCGGCATACCGCTTGCCCAGCAATCTGCGGAAATCGTCCGCGTCAAAATTGTCGGCGTTTGCACAGGCGAAATGCTGGTGAACATGCAGTCCTCTGCCGTTGCTATGATAGATGGTCATCGTGATCTGCCGCGGGACAGTGTCGCTATTAGAATGCAGACGCTTGGATCGGCGGCCAGCTACATGGATGGCTGGGTGCTATTCTTTTCGCCTTCGAACGCCATCGACCCCAGCATGGTTAACCAGATGTGCGTCATCGAACTTACCACTGGCGATCGGCGGATCGGTCAGCTGCAACGCGGATATCAATCTTACACTTATAATGTGGTGTTGCTGGGCGGTGGCACCCTAGAAGACATCGAGGTCAAGTCCGCGAACCCGATAACCTGGATAAAAACTTAGGATGCATTCGCATTCTTTCGCACTAAGTGTAGACATAAACGCAATCATTGGAGTAAATTGACACCATGAAACATCTGACGCCAAAAGAACTTGAAGAACGCTGGGGTGGCGCCATTAAAGCCACTACCCTCCGCAACTGGAGACGCGCCGGTCGCGGCCCTGCGTTTATAAAGCTGGGCTCAAAAGCGGTCTATCCACTGTCCGCGATCGAGGCTTATGAAGCTGATCAATTTATCGACAGGAGTGCTGGATGATGGCGAAAAGCTACGGCATGCCCAAGAAACCTAAACCGAAGAAGAAACCCAAAAAGAAGTAACGAGATCGGCCCACCCCTGGAGGGCCGTTTTCTTTTCCGCCAGATATTCGTAGCGGTCATATACGCCGGTCACCTCGCTATCGGTATGCCCTAACACTCGCGCCACAATAAATCGCTTAGACTTCTGATCGCCTTGCAGGACGCGCCCCGATATGTTGGTCGCAGCTGTTCGCCGCAGATCGTGAGGCGTCCAGTGTGCGATATCTAATAGATCACCTCGCCGCCTGATCTTAGTGTTAAGCGTATTCGGCAAGACGCTCGCATCCTTCCGCGGCGATAGGAAATATTCCGGCCGCTCTGATCTTCGAACAGAGCGCGAATTGATTTCATCAACGCGATCGAGGATCGCCATTACCTGATCGGACAATGGCACCAAGTGAGCGCGATTACTCTTGTGGACTTCTTTCGGTATCGTCCACACCCTAGCATCGCGATCGATCTGATTCTTGCTGATCTGGCACACCTCACCAGGTCGCTGACCTGTCAGTAATAACAGTTGGAAAATATATTGCGTTGTGTCGCCCAGGTTGTTCGAAGCTACCGCAAAATCTTCGCGGTCGGTCCACTCCCAGAACGCCTTTATTTCTTCGGCGCTCAACACGCGATCGCGCCTTGTTTCGGTGCCTGGTCTTTTTAACAAGTAGCACGGTGAGACTTCGATCAGCCCTTGCTCGACTGCCCAGTTAAACATCTTTCGGGTAGTCGCAAAGGTCCGGTTTGCCAAGACCGGCGCCCGCTTGTGTATTTTATTGAGTACCGTCGCAAGGTCTGCCCGACTAATTTCTGTCAGTGGCGTATCCTTAAATGCCGGCAGCAAGTCGCGATCGATCATCTGTTGATCCTTCTGCCAAGTCTTTTTATTAGGCTTGGCATATAGATCGATATAATCGTGCGCGAGATCGCGAAATGTTTTAGCGGCGATCCGCGATTGCTTGGCGGCGGTTGGGTCGTCGCCCGCTTGGACTTCTTGCTTGAACTGCGCTGCCTTAATTCTCGCGGCAGCCAGGGTCAGCTTATCTTTTGTATGACCATATTCGCCTATCTTGGGCCGTCGCTCTTTACCGTTTTGCGTCCGGTAATATAGCAAAAACGATTTGCGACCACTGGCATAGTGCCAGAACTGAAGGCCGGCCACGCCTCTTATTGGGCAATCCTTTAGCTTCGTGCCTGGTGCGCTATTTCTTAGATCAGAATCTTTAAGCATTTCTAAGTCGCAAATAAGTCGCAATCTGTCGTGACATTTAAGGCGTCCAAGTTCAGGTGGGTGCGTTACCGTGCAAATCAGAATAATAATTTATCAATTAATCACAATAGTTTATTGCACTTTAATTAAAAATAATGTATTTAAATGCACATGAGTGCATCGATTGATCAGTTGTCTGTTAATCACCCTGTCGCAGGTTCGAGTCCTGCCCGCGGAGCCAATAAAATCAAGCACTTAGCACATATCGTGCTAGGTGCTTTTTTGTTTAAGTCGCATATAAGTCGCACGGCAGCCCTACTGGTCGATCGATTCTCTCGTTTTAGCTTTATTTAAAAGGGAGAGATGACGAAATGAGTGAACGTAAAGCTATACCGGTCTTCACCGGTCACAGTACGACCCTCGCTGAGCAAGGCCTTCGGGCGGCGTCGAGATTTAGAGCATCGCGGAAAATTTGGGACTCGGTGCCGAAACGTTTTATTCGCAATGTAGATGTATACGCGTGGCGGAATCGGTTCCAATTGATGAGTACGGCCGCGAAAGCGTTCATGGCGATCCAGAATCCGCCGTCGGAATGCGGCCCGACAATCGAAAACTGGAAAAACATGAACAGCAAATCCGGCACGGTGATCAGATGCCTTGGAGACCTTGTAGTTAGTTCTCGACAGACTTTCACAATCTCCCAACTCGAGGTCGCCTTGCCGAAAAATTTTTCATGTGTGCGGAAAAGTTTACAGAATATTTGTAACCGTGGGATTGAATTAAAATTACTCGTGCGCGGGTGCAACAGCACATTTTCGGTCACCGAGTTGTTCATTGCCGAGTTCTACTCACGAACCCTTTGGCGAGACCTAAATGACGATATCATCGACTGGTGTCGTCAGGTCGTCATGCTTGACGACATGGTCAAGACGGCCATCAAAACCGCCGAGCAGGAAGAACTTGGCGAACTTTACGACAGTGGCATGCGTACAATTTCGGAGCGTATCGACCTGGGTGACCATGACGAGGAAATTGGATTTGATCGCGATGCAGATTAGCGCGAGCGTTGGTAATTTTTACCAGCGAGTTGGTAATTTTTACCAGCGAGTTGGTAAAATTTACCAGAATTTTGGTAAAGATTACGCGAGATAAATAGCATTATTAGCGTTATGATTATGCATGCTCAAACAATCAACCAAGGTCATCGGCACAGCGTCAAACTGCTTCACCGTCAGCGTCGTGAACACGATTGACAAAACGGTTTATATCGAAAGCGACGGCCCGGCCAATTGCGTTGCCATT